GTAGCATCTGCTGCTGCTGTTGCTTCTGCTGCTGCTTGAGCGGCGTTAGCCTTAGTTGTAGCATCTGCTGCTGCATTTGTTGCAGCTGTTGCTAGGCTTGAAGTAACATCGGCTGAATTAGCCTTTGTTCCAAGGGCGGTTGTAATAGTTGTTGTGTAATTAGCGTCATCGTTAATTGCTGCTGCTAATTCATTTAATGTATTAAGAAGTGCTGGTGCGCCGTCTACTAATGAATCTACTGCAGTTGAAATTGCTGTATTACGATTTGAAACTTCTGTCGATATTGCAGATGATAGAGCTGCTGCTGCTGTTGCTTCTGCTGCTGCTTGAGCGGCGTTAGCTTTTGTAGTAGCATCAGTTGCTGCTGCAGAAATTGCTGCTGCTTGAGCGGCGTTAGCCTTAGTTGTAGCATCTGCTGCTGCTGCAGAGATTGCCGCTGACTGAGCTGAACCAGCTTTTGTAGTAGCATCAGTTGCTGCTGCAGAAATTGCTTCTGACTTGGCAGTAGCAATTGCTGAATTTCTATCAGTAACTTCTGTTGCAATTGCTGCTGCAATTGCTGAGGTACGTGCTGTTGCTTCTGCTGCAACCTTTGATGTTGCATCTGTTGCTGCATTTGCTTGTGCGCTTGATGCTGCACCTGCTGCATCGTATGCGGCTGCTGTTGCAGCTAATGCACGAGCATTTGTGAAATATAGATTTGATCCTTCTGCAAGATCTCCAGTATCATGGTTTGAAAGACTTGAAACTGTTCCTGTTACGTTACCAGTTAAGTTACCAACGATAGATGCTGTAATTGTGCCTGCTGCAAAGTTTCCTGAGCCGTCACGCTTTACTACAGTATTAGGAGTATTGGCTGTATCTGCTGATCCGCCAACTGTGCTGATGATAAAGGCTGTTGATGCCTCTGTTAATACGTTATAACCATTTACCGTTGCGACGGAACCGTCGACGATAAGGCCATTTTTTACTCTAAAGTTTTTATTTACAATTGCCATAATTTATGACTCCTCTTACTGCTTTATTTTAACGCTGTTCTGAAATATCTTACAGTTACTTCGCCTGATACTGGGGTGACTGTTAAACTAATTATACCATTCGCAGATTCAAAAGCGGTTGTTGCAATTGATGAATTAGCGTTTGTTACAATGTTAGACTCTGATACATATATATCAGAAGATCCTCTTAATGCGGTTATGTTAGAGAAATATGATTCTCCAGTGGATGCCTTTACAATCTGCAAAGCATATGATGCCGTCCGATAATCTGCTGAGGCATATGAGTCTATAGTTGTCTTATTCTGAATTCCTGCGATTGTTAGATCATTATTTCCTTCTAGACCCATTAAGGTTTCAATGCTTGTTGAGGTGTTAGAAAGAGTTGTGACTGATGCTGACAGCTGGTTGACTTTATAGGTCAAAGAATCTGAATCTGCAGAGTTTGTTATACCTACTACATTTTCTAATGCTTCAATTGCGTCATTTGCGTTAGCATGTTGTGCTGCGTGTCCAGATAACTCGTCTGTTGAAAGAGGGTTAGCTAGGTTGTCTTTGCTTACTGGGAAATTGCTTGCCATGTTGCCTCCTGGCGATACTGCATTTACTAATTATATCTTATTAAAATTTATAATTGAGATAAAATTTGAACATATGTGTTTTTTTCAATAATATGATTATCTAAAATTGATTGGTTGGATGGCTTTTCTTCTGGCGCCTCATCTTTCCATGGCTCAATTTCAGCAATCAAAAAGCTTAGTCTTTCTATTTTACCATTTAGAATTTCTTTTTGTTCATCTATTGTCATATTATGCCCATCCAGTCGATGTAGTTCCTGAACTACCATATGAGTTGCTTGCTGATATGTTTACCCATCTTGCCCAACTATTTGTTGCATCATTTCTTGTAACAGTTACAGAGCCTCCTGCTGGTATTGATCCGCCTGTGCCATTTGTTGATGCATTGACAGTTCCACCACTTGAATTAGAGAATTGAACTCCCCATGCATAGGATGTTGCTGCTGTTGAAGATGTATTTGTAATTGTTAAAGTCCATTGATATTTTCCACCAATCTGACCATCATAAGTATTAGATACTGATAGTGTTGGTGCGCTACCTGAAACAACTGCGGTCCATCTTGCATACATTGTTATATTTCTTGCAGGTGGGGTCCAAGTTCCTCCTGCTCCAACATAATATGTATAGTCAAGAGATCCTGTATCATACCATCCATTAAACGTATATCCTGATCTTGATGGAGCTCCTGGAGCTGTTGAAGTTCCTGTAGTAAATGATACGTCTCCGCCACCAGACCCTCCGTTTGCATTGTATGAAATTGTATATGTAGTTACTGGAGGAACATATGGAGTTGATGTAACTGTATTTGACTTAACCCAAGAAGACCATCCTCCAGCATTATATGCTCTACCAAAAGCAGCAAATTGATCTGGGGTTCCAGATGCTTCTGAGTCTGTTATAACATGGCTTGTAGCAGATGATGATGATAATGCTACTTGGGTTCCAGAATTTTCATCTGCTGGTGACGAACCAGTTGCTTTTCTTATTTGAATTTCATATGCAGTTGGGCTTCCAGTGCTAAATGATGTGCTTGCATTAATAGTGGTCCGTGCCTGGACGGTGCCAGATGGTGAAAGTGAAGCTGAGCCTCCGCTAGGGACTGCTACAACAGGGACTGCAGTAAGTGATGCTGATGCTGATCCAGCAGTTCCAGTTTTATTAGAAACTGTTACGGATTGCGACATTCCGTAGCCCTGATATCCCGAAGGTGATTTTGGATATACGGTAAATTGGTTTGTTTCATTTCCATCTGCAATTGACCAACTATAGCTTGTTGATGAAGAAGGAACATTCACGGTTGTAGTGACTCCATTGCCAAGTTTTACAATATCGTAAGAAGAAGCTCCAGTTGCTGCTGACCAAAAAATATAAACTGTTTTATTTGTGTTAATTGGAGTTACAGAAACTGTTACCGATCCTACCGAGCCAGAACCAGAAAATGTTTGTCCAGAAGGGGACACAGAGCCATTATTTGTAGAAACAGAATATGTTGTTGCATTTGAAGAAGAAGTCCATGAACCGCTGTAATTTAAATAATTTGATGAGATTGAAACTGAGGGTTGGCTAGGGGTAGCGGTGGAATCATAAGCAGACATTGATGATATTGTTGGAAGAGTAACTGACCCAGTGCTTTGGCTAACAGTTGTATTTCCTCTTTCGTTTGTTGCAACTACTGTTACTCCTATAGTCGAATCAACATCGGATGCTGTTGTTGTATAGGTTGATGACGTTGCTCCTGAAATATCTATTCCACCACGCTTCCATTGATATGTAAATGAGACTGGTGCGTAGGCAGGATTTGTATTCCAATTTCCATTTATAGACCAAGTTGTTGGTATAGAAGGATATGTTGTGCCAGAATATAACATTGTAAGACCTGATGACTGTGGCAAATTTGGATAAGCTATTTTCCAGCCATTATCATATACGTAAGCTTTTTTTGCAGATAGCCAAGTGGCACCGTTATGTATTCTTAACGATTTTGCTTCTTGCCAACTAGATCCATCATTTATTTTCATTTATATCCTAATACTGTATATAAATATCTCCAGCAACCATACCAGTAGTAGGTAGTGTGCCAGTGTTATTATAGAATGTTTTTGCTCCTACGGGAATTGTTATTACTTGACCTAAATAAACAGCATTTCCATTAATTCCTACAAATGAGTTTGCAAGCATTGCATTTGTTACAGATGCAGTGTCTGCTAAAGTAACTGCTGTTCCAGCAATTTTAGTTTTATCTATTGCGGCAGATGCATTAATGTCTATATTCATTATAGCGCCATCTAGAATTTTTGCAGAAGTTATAGAGCTATCTGCTATTGTGGTTGTTAAACCAGTTACTGTAGCACCAGAAAAATCTACTGTGCCAGTAAATACTGGTGAAGCTTTTGTTGCATAGCTTGTTAAGTTTAGTGTTGCCCATGAAGCAGATGTTCCATCTGTAGTTAAATATTTTCCACTGTTGTTAAGCTGCGCTGGAAGTGTGCTCAGTCCAGTTACTGTCGCACCAGAAAAATCTACTGTTCCAGTAAATGCTGGTGATGCAAGAGGTGCTTTCAATGCTAAATTTGATATTGTTGCATATGTAGATGTTGCTGTTGTTGTGGACAGCTTTGCATCTAATGCTGTCTGGGTTGCTGCCGAAACAGGCTTTGAAGAATCTGATGTGTTGTCTACATTAGCAAGTCCTACCATTGACTTTGTAATACCAGAAACTGTTCCCGTAAATATTGGAGAAGCAAGTGGAGCATATGTTGATGCAGCTGTTTCTGAGGACAGCTTGGTTCCAACTAGCGTAGTCAGTGAAGATGCAGCTGTTTGGTCTGTAGCAATATAGTCTGCAATTTCTTTAAGTGTATCAAATGAAGCTGGTGCCCCATTAACAACAGTTGCTATTTGGGCTGCTATATCAGAAGTTCTTGCAATTGTAGTAGGAATAACTGAGTCTAATATCTTACCGCTGGCGACTCCAATTTTTGCATATCCTCCTGATAGGTCAGCATCGGCTTCCATAACATATCCATCTAATCTGTTATCTAGGTTTGATATTGTTACATAGTTATTTGCTGTGTATGCAAGTATTTCGTCTGTGGCTGCATTGATGTTTACGTAGACGTCTGTAAATCTTTGATTATTTGCTGACGAAGCCCTTTCGTTTGTAAAATAAAGGTTTGTTGTTCCTTCTGTGACGCTGTCGGAGTTACCAGTAAAACTTGATCCACCTGTTCCGTCTGCTCCTTTTGGAATCGTAAAGTTAAGGACTGCTGCAGAAGTTGTACCAGAATTTATTACGGAAGCAGATGAGCCTGCTGCGCCAGTTGTAACTGTTCCAACTGTAACTGTAGCCGCTAATCCATTTGCGCCATTAGTTCCATTGGTTCCGTTAGTTCCGTTAGTGCCTGCGGCTCCTGCGGCTCCTGTATCGCCCTTTAATCCTTGTGGACCATTTTCTCCTGCTGGCCCAGTAAGACCAATAGTGCCTGCGGCTCCTGCGGCTCCTGTATCGCCCTTTAATCCTTGTGGACCAACATCTCCACGAGGAATTGTAAAATTAAATAGTGGGGCAGTAGCTGTTCCAGTATTTGTAATAGAGACAGATGTCCCTGGATTTCCCGTAGAGACTGTTCCGAGTGTTATAGTTGAGGAACTACCGCCTGGTATTGCAGAAACTGCTGCATTGATTGCAGTATTTCTATTTGTAATTTCAGTTGATATTGCAGTATTAATTGCGTTATTTCTATTTGAAGTTTCTGCTGCAACCTTAGTATCTGTATAAGAATTAGCCGAAGATACTGCAGCTGCTGCTGAAACTGTATCTTTTGTATCTGCTGCGGCTGCGGCTGCTACTATTGCTTCTGATTTGGCTGTAGCGGATTTATTAGTTGCGTCAGTGGCTGCTGTACTGATTGCTTCTGATTTGGCTGTAGCGATTGCTGTATTTCTATTTATTGACTCAGTTGCAATTGCAGAAGATATTGCTAAAGATACTGCATCAATTGCTCTTTGATTAGTAAAATATTTATTAGTAGATCCTTCTGCAATAGAATTAGTTGTTAGAGCGGCAATTGCCGCTGCAAGATCTGCTGAAACAGACATTGAGTCTGGTAATTGTGATGTTGGTATTTTACCAAGGGAATTAAGCGTAGCAAGGCCATTAGCCTCTCCAGCCTTTAATGCATAGGAGGTTGTAGCATTCCATCTTGAACCATTACCAATTTTAAACTTAAGGGTATCTGTTTCAATTCCAAGTTCACCTGATAATAGTATTGGGTTGTTGGACACCCAGTTTGCTGCTGTGTCTCTTCTAAGTTGTATTCTTAATGATGCCATTTTATGAACCTCCTGCATCAACAATTATACCATCGTTGTCTGCAGAACTTCCTCCTTCTAGAACTTCGTCTTGTACTTCTATAACACTGCCTTCTGGGTTTCCTCCATCAAGCAATGTTTGGTTTTCAAATGTTCCGCCTTGGTTTGATATTGAAGGACTTTGTCCATCGTATCCGACTACAAGCGGCAATACTAGATTGGGAGAATCAGAAGTATTTGTTTCCTTGAATGTAATCTTATTCTGAACATCAATTGTATGAACATTTCCATCAAATGTATGGGTGTGCATGTAAAATGGTGTTGGATCTGTGCTGGGAGGGGTTAGTTCTACCCAGACAATACCATTATATATTCTTAAATTCTTGCTTACTACGTTAAAATAAATATCTCCAACTGTGGCTATATCAGGATTCTCCATAGAAGTAAGAAGATTAAGTGCAACCTTCATTTGTCTGGACATTTTATTATCCTACAACTACTACTTTATATTCTCCAGCTGACGGGGCTATTGCAAAGTCTACTGTTACTGTATTTGAGCTAGTTCTTTTTACATCAGCTTCGACTTGTGCAAATGGGGATGCCGCTTCAAATATTTGAACTGTTACATCGGCTGTGCCTAAGTTGTGTGTTATTGTATAGGATGTGGCAGATGCACCAAGTGTTTCTGCATACTTTCTAGCAATTGCATGGTAGGCTGTTCCATTATTAGTTAATGTCCATGTATCAGATGTTTCATTCCATAGAATTTCTACGTCTGTCTCTAGTCCACGCTCTACTGTTATTCCTGCGTCTGTTGTTGGGGTGCCAGCAAAATTACTATTTAGCTTTACCTTATTATCTTCAATATTAATCTGCGTAGTGTTTACAGAGTTAACAGTTCCAATAACATTTAGGTTTCCGCCAACTTGTAAATTACCAGCAATCTCTACGTTGTCTGGCAAACCTACGGTTACGGCTGCGTTGTGTCCGCTGTTTGGAGAAACAGTAATTTCATTTGCTGTTCCTACAATAGTTGCTACATAGTCGCCAGTTGTTTGTGAATCTAAATTAATATCTTTTACAGATACTACGCCAGCATTTACATTAAAGTCTGCTGCATCAAATGAAGCTACGCCTTTATTTGTTGTTGAGGCGTCTTCTGCTGAAATTGTTATTGCATTATTTGTTACGGCAACATCAATTCCTTCTCCACCACTTACAGTTAATCCTTCTGTAAGTAATGAAATAGATGTGCTTCCAGCATCTCCAGTTATTGCAAGCTCTGTCGCTACATCAACTTCACCAGCTGCAGTTAGTCTACCTTGCTGATCTACTGTGAATGTTGGTATTTTTGTTTGTGATCCATATGAACCAGTTGTTACTGCTGTGTTGTCTAAATCTATTGTTGTGATTCCTGTAGAATCAACGTACGTTTTTGTTAAGCCAACTCCGCCTTCAATAGATGCGCCAATTGCATCTTGAATTACTTCTTGCGAACCACTCATTGACTGCCATGGACCATTTGGTGATGCTAGTCCATTGTAGTAGTACATAACATTGTCGCCACTGTTATAGTAAATTTGACCAATTACTGGATTTGATGGGGCTGAGCCTAAATTCTGGATTCTAGCATTTAAAAGCTCATTCTTATTGAGATCAATGCTAACTAAAAACTTTTTTGCCATTTTCTTTCTCCCTTATGACAGATATGCTGTCCCTGAAAACGGTTGCGCCATAGTCAGTGTTATTTGATTAATACTATTATAGTCTATTCCAGTTTCTAATATGTCTCCAGCACTAGATTTCACGGTTACATTTGGGTTGAACCCAAGATTATGATTTATCTGAACTGAATATATGCCATTAACTGGGCCGACTATTTGTGCCATTTCCCATGGATAGGTCAAAGAAATTTGCTTATCCAATATGAAGCTATTATTTATATTCCAAGTATTTGTTAAAGCCTTTGGACCCCAAAACCTTGTTGTGTTTGTATCAAAATAAAAATCTCCTGGGACTCCCAACGTATTGTCTGGATTTCCGCCTCCACTTATTATTGTTCTTCCAGGGGCGCCAGAAGACCTTACAACAACAAGAGGGTTATTCTCTGTAACTATCAGTCTTGTAGCCATTATACGGTTACCGCCCTATTTAATGTCATATAACCTTCTAGCAATCTTGTTTTGTTTACACTTGGATCAACTAAAACTAGGTCATATGCGGATTTTGGAAAAAACATTTTATTTGTTCTATCTGCAGATATTGATATTTTTATCTTGCCTTCTACTGAACTTATTGTAAGTCCGTCTTGCTCTGTTAATGTAAACGCTAGCTTTTTTCCGCCTTGAGTATCTCTAACTTGAAGTTTTGCTGTGTGGTTATGAAGCTGAATAGGTGTTTGATCTTCGTCTAGGTATTGAACCTCAAACGTAAACGTTGTATTTTGATCAACTTCAAAATTCTTTTGCGCTGCCACATTTACCCCTAAATTAGAAAAGCCCTTATGCCAATTTTAGCATAAGGACCTTCCCAATCAACTACAACTTAGGCTTTGTTAACAAATCCAAAATTCTTATCGTTTGGATTTAATGCCTTTAAAATTACGGGTGCGACTGCTGCAACTCCGCCGAGCAATAAATCTCTAGGATTTGTATTGCCTGTCATATATAGCGCTAGTGCTGCTGAAAGAAATGCTCTTCCGTAGCTTGCTAATGCTGCTAGTATCTGTTCTTGCATAGTTACCTTTCCATCTTTGTTTAAATCTGCTTTTGCAAATTTAGCCATTTTATTATCTCCTTGTGGGCAATTTACCCTTGGAATTTTCGGCCTTGGCCGAATACTATAATTCTACCACTATGCTGAAATATCTACAAGCTCGCAATTACCGTCTGAGCTGCAGGCAAGGGTGGCAGAGGGTGAAGTTCCATCTTCTGTCTCATAAAATGAAAGGTCTTCCCAGCGAATGCTCTTTGGCATTTTCCCCAAAAGGTTTTCATATTCTTCTTTTGAAACCTCTTGATATGGCGCCTGCTTGTATGTGTGATCTGAGTGAGGTAGGAATGAAATTCCAGAAACCTCATCAAAATTCTTGTATACCCAAGCACCGACTTCCATCCACTCTTCTTCTTTTACAGAAACAGTAATAGATGGCTTATGCTCGCACCAAGCACGTTGATAGACTAGCCATATATCTAAGTGCTGAATAGCTGTTAAATCATTTCTAACAATTGCACCTTCTGGTGCTTTTACAGGAAATGAAAATACATAAGTGTCGTTTGGCTTCATTACGTCATCTTCTACTGGAATTCCAACTTCCTTTAGAAATGTAGAGATAGGATCTCCTTTTGAGCCACGAACTGTGCGGATGTAATACGGTGAATGCCATGGATGCATTCCTGAAGATACCCCGACCAATTGAGATACTGTTCCAGAAGGTTTTACGCAAGTAATGGCGGCAGACTCAGGAATCCCAATTTTCCCAGCCTCTTCTCTATTAACTTCTCTTGCTCTTTCACGCATTGTCATTAAGAATGACTCAAGCATTACTAGATCTTCTTTGCCAGACATAAATTTGTGCCCGAACTGTCCAGTTAACGATACCCCAAGCAGTCTTTCTTCTTCAGTGTTGTCTTTCCATATTTTACGAAGATACTTAAAGTCTGTTAGTGTTGATTGCCAGGTACCAAGAATTGTAGCAAGTTCAACCTTGCGTTCAATATCTTTCTTTGTGTCATTTTCACGTAATACGACTTCTGAAAGGTTACAAAACTGATAAGGACGTAAAATAATTTCTGAGCACGGGTTAGTTCCGTAGTGTATATCTGGATCTCTTCTTCCAAACTTGGCTGCCTGGGCTTGAGCTGCGGCCACATTGTATATACCTCGTTCTCCCGATTTTGAATCATAAAGAGATTTCCATTCTGCAATAAATTGCTCCATCTCTGGCTTGCGTGAGTATGCAACAGAGTTATTTGATAATGCACGTTGTGGGCTTTGCTCCCACCAGTTTCCAGACTTAGCTTGCGCCATTTCAATATCGTTAATATTAGAAAGAGAAATCATTGCTGATCGTCTTACACCGCCAACAACAACGACTTCACCAATTTTACACATTATGTCGTGACATTCAATTGGCTTAAGATTTCTTCCTGCCGCATTTTTAAATTTTGCAATTGTAAAATCAAAAAGATTTATAAGTGGTTGTGGTCCAGAAGATCTTCCGCCCATTGTCTTAAGTCTTGCTCCAGCGGGTCTAACTTTAGAAACATCAATCGCTGGGATATGTCCAGTCCATAGTAACGCAAGTAATTCACGGTAAGCTTTAGCCCAACCTTGTTTTGAATCTTCGACAACAATTACAGTATCTGATTTTTCAAGTTTTTCTGGTACTGCTGGAAGTTTATTGATGTACTTGTATTCAACTGAGAATCCAACACCAGTTCCACACATAAGCACATACATTGTTTCATCAAATGAGCGAGGGGAATCAACTGGGAGAAAAGCACAGTTATATCCAGCAACATTATCTCTTTCTAAAGCAGCTCCTGAAGTCATTACTGATCTCATGGATGGCATTACATTTCGTTCAAAAACAAACTCTTTTAATTCCGCAACAAGCTTTTCATTTGGAATATAATTATGGTTTGTCTTTAAATGATTAGTCATAAATGTAAAATATCTATCTACTGTTTCTCCCCATGTTTCTCTACGACCTTCTGTTTCTACCCATTTTGCATATCTAGATAGAGCAATAAAGTTTTCATAAGGATTTTCAATAGTTTGTGACATTTACTATACGACCTTTTCTCCGCCTTGCGGTGCTAATTTTAAGTGAAGTCCTAGTGTATCAAACTTTTATTTAATGGTCTAGGGGCTAAAAATATTTTTAATAATATCATTATGTGAGATAGTGTTTTAGTCAACTAACTTGACAGTTGTTTGTATTTAATGATACTCTTAGAGTTCGTTATCTCTATAGGAGGAAATGCCAATGGAGAATATAAAGCAACAGTTTAGCGATTTGGTTCGTGACTGGACAATAATAGCAGTAACAATGTTATTTTTGTTTGGTAACTCAGCAAACGCTTTACCTGTAGTAGCACCTTTAGTGAAAACTGAAGCCCAATTAAAGCAAGAAGTTTTAGATAGTTTTAGTAAAGAAATTTACAAACCATCTGAAATGCTTACAGACGAAGAGTTGAAAGTATTACTTGAGACTGTAGGATTCGAAGGAGTAGGCCTTAAAAAAGCTTGGTCCATAGCAAAGCGTGAATCTAATGGAAGACCGCTTGCATATAACGGGAATAGGAATACAGGAGATAGTTCTTACGGATTATTTCAGATAAATATGATCGGAAATCTTGGTCCTACAAGACTTGAGAAATTTGATCTGCAGAGTAACAAAGAGTTATTCGACCCAGTAACAAACGCAGAGATAACGTACTACATGACTGATGGCGGTATTGATTGGTCAGCTTGGAAGGGTATGACCCCAAGAGCTAAGGAATTTTATTTAAAATTTCCGACAAAGTAAAGGAGATGGGATGAGGATACAATACGTATCAACTTACATCTCCATGTCAGAAGATGGATTGGTTGAAAAGCTTTTATGCCCAGTAGACCAGTCCATTCTTTTTTGTAATCAGAGTCTTTTAGACGAGATATACTTATATTGCATTGAGTGCGATTATAAAAAATTACTTGGCTTATCTACATATCAAAAAATTGTTAAAGAGGTAGATAAAAATGTGTGATAAAAATTGTATTTGTAATTTAGAAAATGAGTCTGTTCCGATGCAGGTAACTGACGCAATGGGTAGAGAAATTTGGTGGAAAGATGCAGGAAGACCTGAATAATAAAAATTCAAATGACCTAGAAGACAATTTGCCTATGGTCAACTATATTATGCTTCATAGGATATATGACATGATGTCGCTTATAGCAAAAGGATCTGTAGGACAAGAAGAGACAAGCAAAATGATTGCTTATCACGAGCAGGGATATTTATTAGGACCCGCACCCTCTTATTCTCCTCCAGAAAATGATTGACATATAATTTAAAGTATTTTATACTTTAAATCGGGTAGAGCATTTATGTTCCCCGTGTGCTTACGCACGTACAAAGCCTAAATGGATCCGCCTCCGTTTAGGCTTTTGTATTTTTAAAACAATATAATGTGTGCGTGGTATAATTACTAATATAGATTAGGGGTAAAAATGAATTTTTATGATAGAGAAGACTGCATTAATATATCTCCTTACGTAGATGCGTATGGGACTAAAAGCGGTATATTTGTTTTTAAGAACGCTATCCCAGAAGAGCTAATGCAAAAAATTGAAAAAGATGCAAAGGCCAAAGAAAAACCAATTGATTTTGAAAAAACTTTAATAAGCTGGTATTCAGAAAAAGTAACTCCTCATATTGAAGGATTGCATGAACTGTGGGAAATGATTAGTGAAATTCTTTCTCCAGGATGGGTAATCCATCCTGCATTAAATCTTTTAAAAGTTGTTCCTGGAGATCAGGGAATGTTTACTCATTCTGACTCACCTGGCAAAAATATGTGCCACTTACTATCTCAGCTAGACATCTGGAGCAGCTGTTGCGAGCTTGACTACGGAATAGTCGCATACGTTGGAGAATGGGAAGGCGGAGCAATCTTCTACCCAAATATCGATGTAAATGGAAACGTAAAAGAAAGACCTGGGGACATTAATGACCCTTGTTTTGAATACAGTCCACAAAGAGGCGACATAGTTATTCATAGTGCGTTTAAACCTTACGAGCATGGTGTGAGAGAAGTTACATCTGGAGTAAGATATGCATTCTCTAACTTCAGCATGAAGGCAGAAGATAACCCTGGAACATTTTACAACTATGGCACCCCAGAATACATTGAGCAGGTTGGAGACAAGAGCATTGATGCATTGTCAAAGAGCTGGATATACCCTCTAATTGAAAACCCACACTTTTCTTCCGATAACGTAAAGAAGTATCAGGAGTCAGGCCTTACAGGTGAAGAATTAACATCAGAATTCTTCAAAGATATACCTCATGAAGAATTTAAGTCTCATTTAAAAAGCATATAGTGCGAAAGTGAAAAAGTGCGGCGGTAGAAGACACAATTTGGAGGATATAAATGCCTAGACATTTTAGCAAGATGATGCAGTCCCCATATTTTCAAACAGATCATTATAAGAATGAATCTAATGAAGCTTTGATGGAAGCACGTATAGAAAAGAAAATTGCTTCTATATTAAACAAGATTATGTTTTGGCGTGGAAGTAAATAAAGAATACAGAGCATTCAGACACAATGATGCCATAAACTATCAAACATTTGATGATACCTATTGTGTCGATACATCTCATCCAGTTTCGATAAAAGAAGATGGCATGGTTGGTCCAGGATATATAGACAATTCGGACATATACCCCAATTCAATAGGATTTCAGAATGCTACGTTACACGAGCTAAATGAAATCAATAATTTTTTGCGGGAAGAACCAGGAATCGGCTCATATAAATTCATAGACATAGGTTCTGGTAAGGGAAGAGTCATTCTATACAACATGTCTCAAAAAGCTCCCTATGGCTCTTACATGGGCATTGAGATAGATCAGAGATTACACCGTGTGGCTGAATTGAATATGATGTCTACTAATATAGATCTGAATAAGGAAGTAGTTTTGGTCAACCAGGATATATTAGACTATTCTATTCCATATGAGCCTTGTGTTTATTTTTTATTCCACCCGTTTTCAAGTGAAGTATATAATAAGTTTATAGAAAAAAATATTGAGATCATTAATCAGACTGACTCTTATATTGTGTTTGTTTCTCCACAAGAATATGATCTGTCTAAAGTAGTTGACAAGGATATTGTATTTAGCTCAATATCAGTATGCATATATAAATAATATATAAGATACCATTAGGACCCATGCAAGTATTGCGACTGACTTATAGAGCTGAGAGTTCTTCATTGTCTATATCTTCACTTAGGTCAAAATCAAAGATTTCTCTTTCGCCCGCCCAATTTAAAAATTTAGACAGCATAGCTCCAGAAAGAATTGCTGTCGCAATTAGAACTATCAATGCCCATACTTTTTTCATATATCTCCTTGTAGGGATACTGGGATTTGAACCCAGAATCTATTGTATATAAGACAAGTGCTTTAACCAGATTAAGCTATATCCCCTAGGGACTAGCGTATTCGGTTTGCTACTAATTTTTCGATGCAATTTGTGCAAAAGTTTTCAAGTATGCCCTTAGCGTTAATACGCTCTACATACTTTGGGTTTTCGCAAAAGTCACATTTCATATTTACAGTATACTATATATTCTAGTCAACTGCAATATTTAATACTTTACAAGCTTCTGAAATGAATAAGTCATATATAGGACCATTTAGATCAACTGGTAAACAGTCCACAGGATGTGGTCTATCTTTTGGAGTAATGTCCGCAGTAAATTCTACATTGCCAATTGCAGCACGTATCTGATCCTGCGTAACAACTCTTTCTAGACCATATTGCTCTGCATATTTTCTGAGAGATTCGCAGAACTCTTTATTCTGCTCTTGTCTTTCCTCATATGTGTATGATGGAGAAATTCCTTCGTATTTTAATAACATCTCAGTAAACTGTGGTAATGGTTCTATAAATTGAATTTTAGATTTTGGATAGAATCTTGAGAATTTGTCGACAAGTATCTTTGCAACAGCGTCTGCATCTTTATGTACTGGTAGGAACTGTCTTACATCTACATAACCTAGCCATACCTGAATTAAACCATCATCTTTTATATCCGCCCAGTTTAGCTGTAGCTTACTATCTTTTACATATAGGCTAGACATCTCTGTGCCTGAAGATATCTCGTTTTCTTCCGTTTTTTTATTGAGATCTATTCCCCATGCATATGTTCCGCCCTTGCCCCATGCCTTAAAATCTACTGGACATGTTTCTGGGTTCCAGTGTTCTAAAATTCTTGCTGTGTGGCAATCGCCTACGAGATATACTTTTTCCATACTTTATTGTATCATTATACTTATCACTTGATCTTAGGTCTTAGGTCTTACTATATATTTAATATTTATTATTTATTGATTTACTGACCCCCCGACCCCCCTAGAAAAATTATACTATTTATAATTTCGATGTCAAGCTTTTCTGATCAACTGCTTTTTTAGATTTCAGAAAATGTTAATATATTTTTATCTTGTACGATACACACCACAGAAAAATTCGGACATTTTGGATAGACCGCACATATTGAGCGTGAGTGTGTCCCATATCACATGGGTTTTCTAAGATTTATTTGCGACACGCCCGAGAAACACCTCTAAATGTCAGTCCCCCCTGCTACAATAATAATATAACGAAAAACAAACGAAAGGAGTCACTATGACTCAACTTACAGAAACACTATATAGCACGATTGTCCACGATTTTCACAATGGTGGAGTAAAGTCCTCTTATGGACTCAATGCCTACACACGCAAGGCTCTATTGCGTGACCTACTCTCTAGCAAGGCTTGCTATTGTATCGAGTGCGTGTGTGAGGTATCTCACACCGCATAAGGCACACGCTACGGCGTGTCGGCTTGATAATGTCAGCCCAATAGGCTACAATTCCATTATAACCAACTAACGAAAGAAGAACAGACAATGACAATCACATACTCACTATGGGACGGGGCACAATTCCTCGGTTTCTTTACCGCTACTAGCGCAGATGAAATGCTAAAGGTAGTAAGCGACTTACAAAAGGTTTCTAAAAATGTTGTAGCACACATGCGAAAGGTAGAACAGAACTAATGTCATACGCATACTCTTACCAAACTAACTCAATAGATAAATACGCCTCTATCCAATCAGATGTCGCAGACGCATACGCATACCTTGATGAGGTAGATGAGGAACAACCTCCACTTGATGACTTTGATGACTCAGATGATGAGCAACTAGCAAAACTATACGCACTAACTTGGGAGGGCTAATAAATGACTATTGAACTAAACGAATACGGCTTTATGTTCGACATGGGCGACTTTATCTATCTATCACTATCATGGGCGTTCATTATCTTGACCGCCGTTATTATTGTCGGTGCTAAGGTATACAATAAGATAAAGAATAAGCGAGTATTGGATACACTAGTAACCGATACAACTACTAACGATTTATGGAGTAACTAATGACTACTAATCGCATACTAACTACACTAGTCCAATTAGGTATCGGTATCCCCGCCCTACTTATGCTCCGCCTTGTATGGCGTGAGATCGTGTCCGATTATAGGGAGTGGGCTAACTCACACTAACGCTACGGCGTGTCGGCTTGACAAAGTCAAGCTGGCCCGCAAAGGCACGGGGTCGGGCGTGTCGTTACGGGCACCTACTACGACCCCTGGAATTTTGTGAGATTTATCACATAGGTTGAGCGTCTTACTATGTGGAATTACTCGCTAGTAGGTAGATAAATGTCAGCCCCCTAATGTATAATGTCTACTATAACAACAACGAAAGAAGGTCACTAATGAACCTAGATGAATACAAGGCGCACGTTGAGGCGCAACGCAAGGCTAGCCTACTAAAGGCTATCGCAACAATGTCAGAGGCTAATGATAAGATGTCCTCACTATTCAATACTAAGGAGGCTAACTAATGGGTTATGTAGAAATCTTTCGCCTAGATGATGAGGGTGCTGGCTGGGTAGATTTATCCGAGGCAACACCTGATGAATTATTCAACATTGAATTAGGATTACTAAATGAGGGGGCGTTTGAATAATGGCTAGTAATTGGACAACATTCGCAACTGTAAGAGATTACCCTAGCGGGCTAATGAATGAATGCGTATGCGGGCAAGTAGTCCTTGCGCCAAAAACACGACACGAGAATTGCGAGAATAAATAAATGAAAAGATACACATTCGGCGTTTGGCTAGACATAGACGCAGAGGACGAAAATCAGGCGGTGTCTTTATTTGATAGCGTTGTGAAAAACACTTTTGTTTCAGACTCTTATTGTTTTGAATGGAAAGAGGTCGCAGATGAAATCGCAATTTGAAAAAGATTTAGAAATAAAAGAAAGTTTTATTGATTTACTAAATGATGTTTATCCTACTGTAAAGATTGGCTACTCTACTTTTACACCCGCCGAAATTTTAGAATGTTGCGACCCAGTAGCATTTGCGATTGGCTTAGTTGAACACGAGGATTATTTAGCAGAAATGGAAAATGAATGAGCGACTTATTCGGATTTGAAAAAGCAATTCAATTAGATCACCTAACCGATGAGCAAATAAATCAGCTAGAGGAAATACTAAAAGATTATCAATAGATAGCGGCGTGTCGCCTTGACAAAAGGTGATCCGCCCGCAAAAGCACGGGGTCGGGCGTGTCGTTATGAAAGAGTTATAAAACCCCTGGAATTCTACGGCGTGTCGATTTGACAGACAAAACGGACATATCTATGTGATTAGTATCACACCGCTTGAGCGTCTCAATATTTGGAATTACTGGCTAGTAATGTGAAAATGTCAGCCCTATCCGCTATAATTGCGGTATAACCAAACGAAAGGTGACAACTTATGTCAGCAAATGTCTATTCCGTAGCAAACCTACTTGTAGGAAAAATGTATTACTCTCGCTCAGTATCGGGCGAAATTATTGACGCAGAAAAAACCGATAAGGTATGGTATGCGGATTGCGATAGTTACCGAATTCAGGTAAGGTCGCAAAATACTTTCAGAGATACTTATCGCTATGTAGCCGTAAAGGTAGGTGAATAAATGTTAGATACAAAATACATTGACGAAACCGAATTCTATTTCATAAAAGATGAAATAAAATTTCATTGTGACGAAAGCCAATTTGTTTATGTGTGTAAAGCACACGGCGAGCAAATGGGTTGCTATTATTGCCAATTTGACTACGATACGAAATGCGAGTGTGAAGGATAATGAGCGAAATTGCTGGAATGTGGATTTGCGATAAATGCGATACTCTTGCCATTGTGTCAGTGGAAACTGATACAATACTAGTAACACAATGTAAATGCGTAACCAACGAAAGGGAAACTAATGTATAAACTAACTTGCGCCTATGACTCAAATGCTCCGCATTGGTCAGCGGAATACGAAAACGAATTTGGTGCGTGGGAAAACTTTTTCCTATTCACCGATTGGGGATTTGCTAATGAATACTCAACTGTAAATCTTTACACGCCAACAGGCAAATGCCATACACGAGTTTTTTATCGTGAAGGACGAAAGGTCGTAACAAAATGATGACAAGAAAAGACTATGTCGCAACCGCAGAAATTCTAAAGTATGCTAGCGACAAAGCGCACCCCGCTTTATTTTCTAAAATCGTAAATGATTTCGCTGAAATGTTTGCGAAAGATAATGAGCGATTTGATGTAACACGATTTCACGAAGCGAGTGGATACAATGTTCCTAAATTCACTTCAAGATAAAGTAAAACGAATTCAGGAATTGCGCCGCAGTAATGCGGCGCAACCTGTTCGTAATAAAAAAAAATACACACGCAAAATAAAACATAAGAATAAATTTGATCAATAGCCCACAGCTCGGCCCGCAAAGGTACGGGGTCGGGCGTGTCGTTAAGACTGTGATTTAAAACACCCTGGAAAATTGGGCGTGGCGTGGAAAATGTCAGTCCGATCTGCTATAATTCCAATATCTACTAACGAAAGAGGTCCATTATGGAACTATTTACTGTCGCTTGCTTGAACTATGAAATTTGTGGTGCTCAAGAAACTTTTGAAACTGAATCAGAATACGAAATTCTTGGTGATGACTATATTTGCGCTGAATGCTATGCGTCTGATGAAATGTCATTCTTTGAAACTATTGGCTGGGCTGATAGCGACGCTCTTGCATCCGCTGGCCATGGTATGGATGAGGATTACTAATATGTCAGACGTCACCGCTATAATTACCCCTATGAAACTAAAACGTTCTAATGATAGAAAGGTGGCTAACCTTGTCACAAAAAATGGAAAGCAAGCCGCAATTGCGAACACGTTCGGTCTCCCTGCTGGAAAGGCTTACTCATGCCCTGGTGCCACTAGTATTTGTGAGAGTGTATGCTACGCGGGAAAACTTGAAAAACTATTCCCAGGAGTAAAAACTAATCTGTTACACAATTGGGAATTGCTACGCAATGCAGACAATGACACAATGGTGCGCCTACTAGAAGAAATGATTGTTGATTTTGTTGCTGATTGTGATAAGAAGAATGCGCCTAAGTTATTCCGTATCCACTGGGACGGAGATTTCTTCAATGATACTTATACTTATGCCTGGAAGAATGTTATCGATAACCATTCCGATATTCAATTTTGGGTTTACACACGTGTAAAGTCTGCAGCGCTTATTCTAAAGGATGTCTCTAATTTATCTCTTTACTATTCAACCGATGATGATAATAAAGAAATAGCATTCGATTTGAAAACTAATTCTAAGGTCCGCCTTGCTTATCTAGGCAAGACATTCGCTTCAACCGAAGACACGATGAAAGAATTGACTGGCAAGCCTGGTGCTAAGTGCCCTGAGAATATGAAATCAATTCCACTTATTAGCAATGCAGGGTCCGCATGTGTATCATGTGGCCTATGTGTCTACGGTAAAGCGGATATTAGATTTTCTGCGAGTAAAAAATAATGTATGACGTTATCGGATCCATTCTTGGAATTTGTTTAATTGCATTCTTGTGCTCACCAATTGTGCTAGCCGTGTACATGTGGAATGGTGCAAAATTTGATGATGATAATGACGGAATAGAAGATTTGCCTAATCGTTGGTAACGGCGTGTCGGCTTGACAAAGTCAAGCTGGCCCGCAATGTTGTGGGGGTTATCCACAGGCTTACGAGAGTTATCCACAACCCCTGGAATTGTGAGAAATATCACAAAAGCTGCGACACGCCCATAATGGATTAGGTAATGTCAGTGGCAACTGCTATAATACTCTTATCCAACAACGAAAGGTAACAAATGACACCAGTAGAACACTCACTCAAATTCGTAACTGAGTTTGACGAAACACATCCTATCGCTCAAAGATTTTTACAATTAGATGAGCAATCACAAATTGCTATGCTAGAGTCAATGCTAAAAGATTTACTAGTATCTGCTATCCAACCAGTAATTGACCACATAAACGAAAATGGCTCTTACGCAATTCTAAAGGTGGCTAACTAATGGGAAGCAATACAGCGTTAGATTTAGCAAGCGAGTTTGATTTAGAACAAGGTATTGCTTATCACTTACAGGGTAATCATTACCCGCCCGTTCCACTTTCTATGGTGAAGCCGTGTATCGATGCTATCGATGCTTGGTGGGATGAGGATTCAGATAGGTTGATCGAAATGCCTGAAGGCGTATCTTATCGAGGAGATAAGTTTGCCCCCGCTCACGCAATAATTGACCAACACCACTTACACGCTTGGCTACAAGAAAGTGATTAGCATCACACAATAACTTTCTCAAATACTGAGATAGGGCTAGACTAATGTCAGACCCCAATGCTATAATTACAACCCTAACAAAGAAAAGAGGCAAAAATGACAATAGATAATCATCTCTATCAGGTTGGCGATTTATTCACCACCCTAAAGTCAAAAAAGACAGGTGTTATCAAAGAGATACACCCACAGGCATCTGGCTCGGTGCGTGTGCTACTGGAACTACCTAGCAAGGAAACTCGCTGGACTTCAGTATCAGCCAAGACACTACTTGGCTAATAAGACGGAGGCATACACCATAATCGGGTGCTAAGCCACGAAACAGGGACAGTTTAGGAGAGTATCTAGTCCAATGTCGTAAGTAAGAACTCTCCCCCCTTCGGGGGAAATGTCAGACCCCCCTGCTATACTACAACTAACAACAACCAACCAACGAAAGAGGAAAATAAATGGCTAGAGGAAAAGCAATCTCAGTAAAAATCGCAACACCTAAAATCATCAAGGCACTAGAAACTAAGTTAGCACAACTAAACAAAGACTATGCCTCACAAGAAGCAAATGAAGCAAAGTATCAGAAGGCTTACAAGGCGTGGCAAAAAGAAATTGGTAAGTGGGCTATTGCTAATTTCTCAAAGGCAGAGAACCTTCGCACAAACTATCGCTCTTGGAACAAGACTCTCAATGTTGATTTTGACATCATCACAGAGGAAAGTTCTTTCCCAGTAGAACCTGAAAAGGACTACGAGGTAATTCATCAGCACTCTTATCGTGAGATGAAGCAGGAAATCGAAAACGCAATTCGTATCCTAAAAATGACAGATGAGGAAACTGTAAATACTAGCACATACAATGCGGTTGCTCAGTATCTCTAAATAAACCAACGACCTGAGTAAGTCGCCAAACTGCTCTCCCTTCGGGGACAACTACTAACAAAGGTAATACAATGGCAAATCGTTTCAGAGTAGAAATCTACGATGCTAACAAAGCAAATGACATCACGATTTATTCGGATCAAGGTGTTGATAAAGAGTATCTAACTGAATTAGTATTCAGTAACATCAGAAACTTTAGCGGAAAAATAAATGCTTATGTTTTTGATAACGTAAAGAAAAAGAAAACAACTGCGATGTTTCTTGATGAGAGCACAGTTGAATTTAATAAAAATCTAATTAGCAATGCTAAAAAGGTAGAGGTGGGGATTTAATCCTCAGCTCGGCCCCCGCTTTTGTGGGGTTATCCACAGGTTTACGAGTGCTTGTGGATAACCCTGAAAGTTTGTGAGAATGATCACACCGCACAATTCGGACAAATGACTATCTAATCTAGACAATGTCAGTGCCACCTGTTATACTTACAACTAATCAAACGAAAGGAAATAAAAATGGCTCATAATCTAGAAATGGAAAACGGCGAAGTTGCTTTTGCTCTTCGTGGTGCTCCTGCTTGGCACAATCTAGCAAATCGCATCTTTACACAAGATGAGGAAGTTACAACTGCAACAATGCTTGAAGAGGCAAAGTTAGCAAATTGGAATGTTCGTCTATCTCCAATCACCGAGCACATTCCAGAATCTTGGAATGATGTTTCAAGCGCATCTCTTGTCATTCGTGACAATCCATTCAAAAAGGGCGTAGATGTTCTCGCCACTGTTGGTAAGCGATACAAGCCAGTTCAAAATGAAGAACTGTTTGCGTTTGCTGATGCTATTCACGATGCTAACGCTGATTGCCGTTGGGAATCTGCTGGCTCATTGAAAAAGGGTAAAGTAGTTTTCGGAACTGTAGACATTCCCCGCACAATGGTTCTTGACCCACAAGGTGCCAATGATGAAACTAAACTCTATCTAATTGTTTGGACATCTCACGATGGTTCTGTTGCTGTTCAGGCAGCCGTTACACCTGTTCGTGTTGTATGCCAAAACACACTAAATCTTGCGATGCGTAATGCTAAGCAATCATTCAAGATTCGTCACACACAATCTGTTGAAGGTCGTATTCAAGTTGCTCGTGAAACTCTTGGAATGGCTCTTGGTTATTTTGATGAGTTTGAAGTTGAGGCTAAGGCTCTATACGCTCAAGCAATTACCGATTCAGAATTTTCTAAATTGGTTCAATCAATTTACCCAAAGCCAGAAAAAGATGCTAAGGGCGCAATCAAGAAATGGGAAAACAAAATTGTTCTCCTTGATGAGTTGTATCATAACTCACCAACTAACGCTACAATCAAGGGAACAAAGTGGGGTGCGTTCAACGCACTTACTGAGCGCCTTGATTATTATCGTTCAGGTCGTGGCAACGGCGAAACTCTTATGGCTGGCGCATCAGGGTTTGACCCAGTTCTAACTGCTGAGAAAAACAAAATCAAGAAATTGGTTTCTGCTTTCTAAATAAATAAAATCCTGAGTAAGATTCTAAACTGCTCACAATTTTTTTCTTGGTCTGTTAGCTCAGTTGGTTAGAGCGCTACCCTGTCACGGTAGAGGTCGACGGTTCAAGTCCGTTACAGATCGCAAAGCGCCCCCAAAGGTAAGGGATCAAAAAGTGTGTTACGAATCACAAAAAAAATCCCTGAAAGCTATTGTAAATGTCAGTGGGCTCGTGTATAATTCTCATCATGACCAACGAACTAGTATCAAGTAAATATACATTTGTCTGTGACCCAGATGAATGTGACTGCCTAATTGAATTAACATCATCTGACGGGTTTGGATTCCCATCAGGTGTGACAGAACTCACATGCCCGTGTGGTCGTAAGACCACCTTGGTGTCAGTGGTCAATGCTACAATTGCTCCTATAACCCAAACGAAAGAGGAAAAAATGGAACCAACAACAACACCAATCCCTGAGTCATATAACTCTAATCTATTGGTAACCTACAAAGTTATCCGTGGATTCTCAGATGCAGAATATGCAACTGACAAGATTACAAGTCTTGAGTGGGACCTACACAATGGACGCCAATCTCAGAAGACTGTCGGCGTTCTAAATAGCAAGATTGATTCTGCTAAAGAAATTATCTGCGAAGCATATGCAGACTCACAAGACCAAGACACATTGCGTGAAATCGCTGAGGCGCTTGGTATTGAACTTATCAAAGAAGTTGAATGGTCTGCATCTATTGAAGTTAGCGGAACATATTCATATAACATTCTTGAAAACGATTATGACTTAGACCTTGAGTCAGAAATTACAGATGCAATCTTTGCTGATTCACATAACGGTAACATTGAAATCAATGACCAAGAAGTATGTAATGTGCGTGAGAACTAATGTACTTTGAGTTGACCGCTCCCGATAGGCTATCTCTTGAGATGGCTTATTGGGATGCACAAATCACAGGGCTCGACCCTGAATTTATGCCGCCATTGACATTCAACATTGGAACTGGTAGTATTGAGAAAGTTAGTCGCATTCGTGATAAGTATAATTTAAAAGAATCATACTGGTCAGACAAAGAAGCGACAGGATACTAGGAGAGATAATGTCAGACTACAAAGATGGATTTCAAGACGGGTATAAGTTTGCTCGTGAAGAGATGATGGAAAAGTTATCAGAGATTGATATCGCTGACATCGATACTTGGATCCTTGACCGTCTTTCAGAAATGATTGAAGGTGGAACACTGTGATGGCTGAATGGCTTAAGTGTGATCAGTGTGCAGCTCAGGCAATGTGGGAAGCAAAGAAAGATGAGATGTCTCTTTATTTTTGTGGACATCATAAAAATTCACAGGGCGAGTCTCTTGTAGACTGGGCCCATGAAATGGTACAATTACTAAACTACGAGCAAGACCAACTAACAAAGGCGGAATAAAATGGGCGACAGAGCAAACTTTGGATTCAGAGATTCCAAGGAAAATATTGTATTTCTATACGGCCACTGGGCTGGACATCGCATGCTAGAACAATTGGCGGATGCTGTTGCTGCAGCAGAGCCAAGGTGGCAGGATGAATCATATGCAACACGTATTGCTATTTCTAATTTAATTAAAGATGAGTGGGCTAGCGAAACAGGTTGGGGCATATACGTAAATCAACTTGGGGACAATGAGCACAAGGTCCCTATTATTGATTGGAAGAATAAAACGTTTACATTAATGGAAGAAGACCTAGAAACTGTAGTGTTTAGTACGAGCCTTGAGGCATTTGTTGCTAAGTATTCCAGTCAACTAAGTATGGTATAATTAATCTAGGACTTTGGTCCTGGTTTTAATACAGAAATGAAAATGGTGCGTCTAACTAGTCTACGGGCCAGGCGCTAAGTAAAGCGGTTTATTTCTTTCGTTGGAAATCAGCAGCCATATTCATTAACCCCCCAGCTTTTGTTGGGGGGTATTTTTTTGCCCGCAAGGGCGAGGGTAACATATCTCTTTTACGAGGTCAATAGCAAAACTCCTGAAAATTTGTGATCTTGACCACAAAGCTTGGGGATGTGGTGTGTATCACACGATATTCTCTTCCCAAATGTCAGTGGTCCATTGTATAATTAGAACATATCAACGAAAGGATATAATATGCCAAATTGGGTGTATAACGGTTTAACAATTGAAGGTAATCCTGAGCAAGTAAAGGCTTTAATCGAGCAGATGAATAAGCCATTTGTTTATTCTATTACTGCAGTAGGTGATTTAGCATATGATGTTAAGCAGACTAAGTATGTTAATCCTATCTTTGCTTTTCATAATATCTATAACTATAGAGATGCTGGTATTACTGATGAGGTATATCATGGACAACCGCCTCGTTCTGATGTGACAATGAAAGAATGGTTTAAGTTTGCTACCAATGATTGGTACAACTTTAATGTCCGTGAATGGGGAACCAAATGGGATGTAGCCGTATCTGAAGATAATAAATATCCTGATACTACTATTGAAGAGGCAGAGAATGGCGAGAACTATGTAGTCCATTATAACTTTAATACTGCTTGGTCCCGACCTATGCCTGCCCTCCAAAAATTATCTGCACAATACCCAACATTACTCTTTACTTTATCATATGAGGAAGAGACAGGTTGGGGTGGGGAATTAGAAATTCTCCGTGGTGTAGTTATATCAGAATCAGAATATGACAATATGTGTCGTGACTGTGATGCAACAGACCAAATGGAATACTGCGAAAATGAATGTGGCGAAATCTGTGGCAACTGCCATTGGCTTGGCGAGGCAGACCTAGAGGCTGTAGCAAAATGTCAGTCCCATAGTATATACTTAGCAACTAAAGTACCCGAATATAGAAAGGTGGAATCGTGAGTAGTTTCTTAGAAAATGAAAATGAAATGTTGATTGACGCAATCTATTCTGAAATTGGAGAACAACTCGTTGAAGATTGGGTCAACTCTAATTTAGATGAAGGGCAACTATATGCCGATTGGTGTGTTGCCGATATGTCCAATAGCAATTATCTAAAGGGCAGGTTCAATCAGTTTCATAATTTAAGTCCAACAGATAATTATTATCTACAGTGGGATGAGGAGGCATAATGTTAGGTTATTCTAAAGAAGATATCGATCAGATGTCTAATGCTATTCATGATGCTAAATTGTTTTACATTATGAAATCAGATGTTGAGCAAGTAGACAAAGACCCTTTAGTTGAAGGTTTATTGAAAGCAAATGATTTCCTCCAGGGATTATGGGCGGAGGGTTATTTTGACTAAGTCATCACACTTCATCGAATACATGAAGATTCATTTAATTAGTCTTAACCAAGATTGGGAGGCTACTAAAAATGGAGAGCCTTTGAAGGATGATGAGTATGACCCTTCAGATGATTACTTCCAAGGAGCAATTGAAGCAACCGAACATTTATTGTCAGTGGCTACTGATATAATGAATGACAACGAGAGGATATATTAATGAATGCTGAAGACATTGGGCTCCCGCCCCATTTGCAACGTATGGTCAATGCTGGAGTATCGGGCCTTGACATCATGCACGGAGAACTAAAGAATCTAATGCTCATTGCTGAACAAGATTTAGCGGACGCATTAGAACAGGAAACATTATCTGAAGAGGCAATGGATTCCATGGTCCGCACAGAATGTGAAGGACGACTAGACATCTTGGTCGAACTGTATCAACTTACATATCAACTGTCATTTGCGATTGGAGCACGTACACTATGAAGCCTGAAGACAAAGATAAACTAAACGAATGTTTAAAAATTCTAGACACTACGGACCTAGGCCTTTCCCTTGTTTGGCTGTGGACGTGGTCAACAATCAACAACATCTTTGAGGATGAGACCTACAAGCAGAACTGCACCATAGACGACATGTGGGGGCACCTCTGCGAGGCTGTGGAGGCTGGCCAAGGCTTCTCCCTAGAGTACGGGGCGGAACAGCACAATGATGATGTACTTGAATGGATGATGAATCGTGAATACATTGTAGACACAATGTTTGAAGAAGAAGAGGAAGAAGACGAAGATGAGGATGAGTGACAATTACCTGAATGATCAGTTAAACACAGCCCAAAAGCTTTTATGGGGCGGATCTGAAACTGAGAATATTGAGGCACACAACATCATTGCTAAATTGATCAGTGATCGTATTGAGCAAGCAGATCTTTCGTAGGGGCCAAATTCGGCGGTTACGACACAACTAAATAAACTCCTGAAACTATTTACAAAATTGCAAATAGTTGATATACTAAATAAAACATCTCTTGAAAGGGGATTCAAATGACAACAAAGCGTGAATATCTAAAGCAGCAAGGCATCACAGTAGGTGTACGTGGGCGCTTCTCAGGAGCAGCCAAGGTAGCTCTAGCGGAAGCTGTAGCAAAGGGCCTAACATTTACTGCAGAGACTCCAGCCAACAAGGCTAAGTAATCCAGGGTGGAGGTCGGGGCTTCGTTGGTCCTTGACCTCCTCTCTTATTTTTGGTACAATTGACAGTTAGGCGGAAGGCGGACGAATGAGTAAAACACAAGAAATCAAAGTAGCAGAATCATTAGTTAATCTAATGGATGACCATTGGTTTAATCCAACTATCTTTGGTCGATATCTGGCGGAACAGCCAATCTATACAATTGACCGAGTTATGGAAATGATTGTTTCAGTAATTGCTGAGCAAGCAAAGATGTATGATGTATATTCAAATCAAGGTACATATACAGAAGGTCTAATGTTAGCCAATGAACTGAATGAATGTATCAAGGCATATCAGCAAGATAACAACTTAGTTAATCTTAAGTTGCCGTCCCGTTCTTACAAAGTAAAACGGGAGGAACCAGCAGAAAGAA